ATGAGACCTCTGCTGAGTTCATTGATGGGCTAGTAAATAGACTCATTGTTTTCACTGAAGAATTCTGTGACGTAGAGTTCTTTCCCTACCAGTTACCTATTGCATACAGAATGATTGAATCAATAGTGCTAGGCGATGGTGACGAACTTACCATTATTGCAACTCGTCAGTCTGGTAAGTCAGAAGTAATGTCAGCAGTAATGGCATCCATGATGGTTATTCTTCCAAAACTTGCTCCCGTATACCCAACATGGTTATCTAAGTTTGAGAAGGGTTTTTGGTGCGGAGTGTTTGCTCCAACCGAAGACCAAGCAGACACAGTGTTTAGCCGTATCGTCAGCAAACTTACAAGTGACCATGCCCTTGAGTTTTTGCTTGACCCAGAAATTGATGATAAAGCAGCGTCTGGTGGTACTCGTGGTAAGGGTCGCATCATCACTTTAAAGCACGCAGGTTCCCTTTGCCGTATGCAAACCTGTAACCCTAAAGCAAAGATTGAATCAAAAACTTATCACTTTGTCATGATTGACGAGGCTCAAGAAGCCGACGAAACCATGATTGCTAAGTCAATTAAACCGATGTTGGCGTTTAACAACGGAAGTATTTGCCTGACTGGTACGGCTAATCGTAATAAATCTTACTTCTATAAGATGATTCAATTCAACAAGCGTCGTGCTGTAAACGGTGGAAAACGACATCGCCAAGCCCATTTTGAGTACGACCACAAAATGGCATCTAAATACAACCCTAACTATGCAAAATTTATTGCTAAAGAAAAAATGCGTATCGGTGAAGATTCAGACGAATTCCAAATGTCGTACTGTAATAAATGGATTCTTGAAAAGGGTATGTTTATTACCGAAGAAAGAATGGAACGGTTGTATGACCAATCCATGCCACTTGTAAAACAATGGTGGCGTACTCAGGTAGTTGTAGGAATTGACGTAGCAAGACAAACCGACTCTACAGTAGTAACCGTTGTGTGGGTTGATTGGGACCATCCAGACCCATTTGGATTTTACGAACACCGTATTCTCAACTGGTTGGAAATTAATAACCAAGAATGGGAAAGTCAATATTTTGAAATCATTGACTTCCTACGAAATTATGAAGTTCTTCGTGTGGGCGTAGACTCACAGGGTGTTGGTGGTGCTGTAGCAGAACGACTCCAGTTACTGATGCCTGATACAGATGTACTTGCTGTGTCTTCTGACGCCAAAGCGCAACACGAGCGCTGGGTTCACCTAACAGAACTAATTCAACGTGAACAGTTAGTTATTCCAGCCCACTCTAAGGCTCGCCGTACCAGAACTTGGAAACGATTTAATCAACAAATGTCAGACCTTGAAAAGGTGTACAAAGGTCCTTACCTTTTAGCATCCGCACCAGAAGAAAAAGGTGCGTTTGACGACTATCCAGACTCCCTTGCTTTGGCTTGTTCCATGACAGTTTTTGAGACAATGCCAGAGGTCCAAGTGGGTATGTCACCGTTTTTCCGATAATGGTGCTATGAAAAATGGTACAGTAGTAGAAAGTTAAATCCCCTATTTGGAGGCATTTCATAATGAATGTATCACCAGCACCAATGTTCCCAGAGCGTTCGCCAGTCATGTTTGAAACTGACTACGCACCAAGCATTCCTGGAAACAAAGGACCGCTTCGCTTTGAAGAAGGTGTAGCAACAGACACAGACGTACCTAACGATTTTGCTGTAGGTGCATATGTTGACACTGCATCGGCTCCTGGTCGTCAGAACCACAACAACCCAGAAATGTTCTACAAGCACCCTGAAGACACCATGCGTGAGCGTGCTCATGTTGGTTCGGCTTCGTGGATTGAGGCTCCTGTAGTTCTTTCAGACTTTGTACAAGGTGCAATGGCAGGCGACGGCATGCCACAATTTGAGCGTGAAATGAACTCAGGCGCTCACATGAACCGTCCAAACCCAACAGTCGTATTTGACTGATTAGCCAGTAGAACTGGCGGCACACTATGCGTGGTGGGGAACCTAGACGTCTGAACTTATCATTAAGTTCTGGTATCTCTGGGTCCCCTATCGCAAGTAGTCCAAGAAGTGGTGGATTATACGACTTTTCTGCAATGCGTCGTGCTCGTTGGTCAGAGTTTTATTCCGACCAACACACAGGCAGAAACCTTGGTTATGACTACAACTTTCAAAATAAGTATGTAGCAAAATCTCCAGGTGGGCGAACAGGCTTTATTGGAAACAAATATCAGTCTGCCCGTCGTGAATCTAGTTCGGCTCAAATTGTAAAAGACCCACTAGATGCGTTTAAACCGCATAGAGCAATGACCAAACTAAAGGGTGCTGGTGTGCAACCTCGTATTCGTTTTGTTGACACAAAGCGTATGCGTAATCGTGCTCAATTTTTGTATAACAAGGCTAACCCTCAAAACATTAATGAGTTAGACCTACAGCGAAAATACGACTACCAAGAACTAAAGCATTTAAAGGGAAACAATTAGATGAGCGACGCATGGGCCATTATCATTGCGGCTGCTATACCCGTAATAGGAACTGGAGTAGGTTTTCTTCTGAAGTCTTTCAAAGAATTCAGAGTGGAAAACCGTCAAGATCACGCAAACGTAATGTCCGAACTCCGTAAAGTTCGTCAAAGTGTAGAAAATGTTGCAGGACGTTTAAACACACATATTGATTGGCACATGGATAAGGAAAAGAAATGAAACAACTTCAAAATATTCTCTTACGTATTCTTGCAACCTTTGCAGCATCTGGTTTAGGTGTTATTGGTGCAGGAGCAATTGCTGGAGTTCCTTTGTGGAAAGCCATGTTTATGGCTGGTATTGCTGGGGTCGCATTTGTAGTAGAAGGTTTGTCTAGGGCATTCCTTGACGATGGTAAACTTAGTCTTGACGAAATCAACGCCGTGTTCAACAAAGTTGACGGGAAGGATAAGGAAGAAAAATGAGCAAAGTTGCTTGGAATTATATTGTTCCTGTAAAAATGCCTCTTGACTTACAAGGGGTACAACCTGGAAAACTTCCAGATAAGTTGTTGAAGCCTGCCGTAGGCGGTGGAAGGTTGCACCATCTTGCCGCAGACGCATGGGCTGCTATGGTGGCTAAGGCTAAATCTGAGGGTGTTGAACTAAAACCGACTTCCGCAGGCGACACATATAGAGAATACGAGTTGCAAAAAAAAGGATTCCTCCAACGCTACAGCCTTGAGGATACGGGAACTGGTAAGACCAAGACCTTTGAAGGTAAGACATGGTACTTGAAGAAGGGCATGGCGACCTTGGCTACCCCAGGAAAATCGCAGCATAACCTCGGCTTGGCGGTTGACGTACATTCAGCATCCGAACCTAAGCGTTTGAAATGGCTCATTGCTAATGTTAAGTTGTTTGGGTTCTCATGGGAAGTTGTCCCTGAAGAACCTTGGCACTTGCGCTATGTAGCAGGTAACAATGTTCCCCCAGCAGTGGTAGAGTTTACGCAGCAACAGAAAGCAGTGTAGTTACCCGAATACAATTTGGAGCACAATTTGTCTAAAGAATCGTTAATAGAAGACTTACAAAACCCATTACGAAGTGTAAAAACAACTCCTTGCAAATTAGGCAGGATACTGTTAGACATCTCTGATGCGGAACGTGAGCAATTAAATAAATCAATTGAGACTATCCGTAACGATAGCGCACAAGCCAAAAACAAGGTCTACAGTTCCGTATGGCTTTCTAAGGTGTTGCGTAGTCACGGATATGGCATTAGTGTAAGTACTGTACAACGACATGTAAACAAGGAGTGTTTCTGTGACCAGTCTGATAAATGATTTAAGTGCGCCTGCACAAGATAAGACCAAATTGCTTGGCAAATTGGTTGAAATGCTTGAAAGTAAAAACATTGATATCAACGAAATTGGTGATATCAAACGTGTAAAACTTTACCAAGCACTTACTAAAGACTCTGAGGGTGAAGCACAAATTCATGACCTTGCTGCAATTCAGTTTTCTCCCAAGTGGGAAACTGGTCCTGAGTGGCCTGTAGTCCAACAAGGTCCAGCAATTAAATTGCCTGCATTTAAAGCAAAGGCTAAGAAAGCAACGACCTTTAAGACTTGTTTAGTTCCACCAGATATTCAAATTGGTTATTACCGAAATCGTGAAGGGCAACTAGAACCTACACATGATGAAAAGGCATTAGAGATTTGCCTAAAGGTTGCTAAAGATTTACAACCAGAAATCATTGTTCTTGTAGGTGACAACCTTGACTTTCCTGAGATGGGTAAGTATGTGACATACCCTGCATATGCACAAACTACTCAAGCATCTATTGACCGTGCAACTTTGTTCTGCGCCCAACTTCGTGCTGCTGCTCCTGAAGCAAAGATTATTTGGCTTGCAGGAAACCATGAAGAACGAATGCCTAAGTACCTTGTGCAAAATGCGGCTGCTGCTTATGGTCTTCGTAAAGGTAATACTCCAGACTCATGGCCTGTACTTTCAGTTCCATACCTTTGCCGTATGGACGATTTTGGAATTGAATATCGTCCAGGTTATCCAGCATCTGACTATTGGGTCAATGAGAAGTTGCGAATCATTCACGGTGACCGTGTAAAGTCGTCAGGCTCAACTGCACATGTTTATCTCAACAATGAGAAGACAAGTGTTATCTATGGACATATTCACCGCATTGAAACGGCATTTAAAACTCGTGAAGACTTTGATGGTCCTCGCACTATCATGGCGGCTTCACCTGGTTGCCTTGCCCGAATTGATGGAGCCATTCCGTCTACTAAAGGCGGCGTAGACCTTGACGGACGCCCATTGACTCGCCATGAAAATTGGCAACAAGGGTTGGGTGTTGTTCGTTACGAAGACGATGGCGCTCACCGCTTCTCATATGACGTAATTCCCATCTATAATGGCTGGGCTATTTATCAGGGCACTGAGTACTCAGCCGAATAGCCATGACTACCATTGTGGGTGTGCAGGGAGATGGATTCGCAGTAATCTGCGTAGATTCACGTATCTCTACCATGTTCGCTGGTGGTCTATCCCAGATAAGCACACTCAAAGAAGGGTCTAGCAAGGTATCAACTAATGGAAAATATTTACTCGGTGCTGCTGGAGATGTACGGGCCATCAACATTCTCCATCATGTGTTCCAACCGCCAACACCACCGCCAAACCTTAAAGGGAAGAAACTTGACCAGTTCTTTACGGCGAAGTTTATACCAGCACTCCGTGAATGCTTTGATGCACAAGGCTACTCAATCCCAGACCTCAACGAAAACAAAGAGCACATCGCAGAACAAGGCTCAAGCATCCTCGTAGCAATCAACGGTACTATTTACATAGTTGATGGGGATTACTCTTGGGCTTCTGATGCCAGTGGTATTTACACCATAGGGTCTGGTTCTGCCTATGCGCTGGGTGCATTGCAAGTCTTAGCAAACAATAAAAAACTGACTGTTCAGCAGTCAAAAACCCTTGCATTAAAGGCTCTCACTATCGCTGCCAAATATGACCCCCATACTGGCGCACCATACCAAACATTCATTCAAGAGTGTGAGGCAAACAACAAAAGGCGCAAGCCTGTATAATCAAAGTACACAACTTAGGAGAAATCATGTCAGACCTTAAGAAAAATCACGCAGATGCAGCAATCAAGGGTGCAGCCCTTGGTGTATTGACCTACGTAGGCACTCAGTTCAACCTTTCGGCAGAACTCATTGCCTTGCTAGTTCCAGTAGTTGCTACCGCTTTGTCGGTAGTTTCCACCAAAATTGGTGACAAAAACACTGCTCTATTGTTGAAGGTTGCTACTCAGGCAATTGACTTTGCCCCTGTCAAAAAGGATGTTGCCCCTGCAAAGAAGGCTCCAGCCAAGAAAACAACAGCAGCAAAAAAGAAGTAATATCTTATTACTTCGTTTTTCCATGCAAAGGGTAACTAATGCCGATTGACTTCTGGTCTCCCTCATATAGAGCAGCATCTAGTGACCTTACTGTATCCATCTCTCCGCTTGGCCTAGTAGAACTTGCCGACGAAGAATTTGAAGTCCATGGTCCACGTCTAAACCGATATGCTTCGGCTTGGGCGTGGTACCTAGGACATCATTGGTCGTACCGCCGTGAGATGGGTGAATCACAGTTCTACATGAACTATGTCCGAACTATGTCGGACTACATCACTAACTTTTGTTTTGGTAAAGGTATTCAATTTAAAGTACCTGAACAAAATGGTGCAATCATTCCACACCTTCTTCATAAAGTATGGGAAGGGCACAATAACAAACACTATGTTTTGTGGGAACTTGGGCAACTTGCTTCTGTAACTGGTGATGCTTTTGTTAAGGTTGCCTATGAAGAACCGTATCAAGACGCTTCAGGAATTGTCAACGAGGGGCGCATTCGCATTATTCCGTTGAACCCAGCGCATTGCTTCCCTGAATATCACCCACATGACCGTGACAGAATTATCAGATTTAAACTTAAGTATCGTTTTTGGGGAACTTCACCAGAAGGTACTCGTCAGGTATATACCTTTACGGAAATCCTTACAGAGGAAATGGTTCAGCAGTACATCAATGATGAATTGATTGACCAATACCCTAATGCGCTTGGAACTATCCCAATTGTGCATATTCCAAACGCAACGATTTCCTCATCTCCTTGGGGACAATCAGACATCTGGGACATCATTCCTCTCAACCGTGAACTCAATGAAAAGATGATTGAGGTCTCTGACATCATCAACTACCACGCTGCACCTGTAACGATTATCACTGGTGCTAAGGCTTCACAGTTAGAACGTGGACCTAAGAAGGTATGGGCTGGTCTTCCAAAAGACGCTAGCGTATTTAACCTTGAATCTCGTGGAGAGATGGCTGGTGCTTTGGAGTATGTCAACTTCCTAAAGCGCACAATGCACGAAATTACAGGCGTACCTGAGACCGCTTTAGGTCAGGCACAACCAGTTTCTAATACTTCGGGTGTTGCTCTGGCTATCCAATATCAGCCAATGATGAATCGTTTCATGATGAAAAAGATTCATTTTACAAAGGGTCTTGAGCGTCTAAACGAAATCATTATTCGTACTGCGGCTATATTCCGACCAGAAATGCTGATGTATGACCCAAGTCAAGCAGCCCAAATGGAACGGGATAATCTCCCACAACTAGACCCAATGGACCCTTTGACTTATAAAACAGAGGTTCACTGGCCTGAACCGTTGCCTGTTGATGTGCTTATCAAACTTAACGAAGTACAGTCAAAGATGGCATTGGGTCTGGAATCCAAGCGTGGCGCTCTCAGAATCCTCGGTGAGGAGTTCCCGAACGAGAAGATGTCTGAAATTTTTGAAGAACTTATGGACGACGCTATAGACCAAGGAGCCTTGGACATGCTCCGCTCGCAGATTGGTCAGGCGGTAATGATGGCAACAGGAATGCTCCCAACAGAGGGAGGTCCACAGCCAGCAAGCGCAGGTGGTTCTGATGTATCATCTGCACAGGGTTCTTCAGGACCAATGCCAGGAACGGCAGTAAATCCTGTAGAAGCCGATTTGATGAATCAATTGGTTAGCAGGACCTACGGTGCTCGTTTTGCACAACGTAGAGTCCCAGACGAAGAATAATACAGAACATTAATTAAGCCCTAATAAGCCCAACTAACGAGGTAGTACATATGAGTAAGAAGAATACCCCTGAAGGGGATGTAATCCTATTTGAAGAAGCAGCACAGGAAGTAAGTAACCCAGTGCCTGCTACAAAAGAAACCCCAACATTCACACCAGATGATGTTGAGAAAATCCGTCAGCAAGAAAAAGACAAGATGTACAAGCGTCTTGAAGATGCTGACAACCGTGTAAAGAGCATGGAACAACAAATGGCTGTCATTGCCGCAGAGCGTGAAGAAGCCATTAAAAAGGCTGAAGAACAGGCTCGTAAAGAGGCTGAAATCATTCGTCAGCGTGAAGTTGAAGAACTCTCTGCTAAAGAACTTTTGATTAAGCGTGAAGATGAATTCAATCAAAAAATAAATGCTATGCAAAATGATTGGCAATCTCGCCTAGATGCTATTGAAGCAGAGCGTCAGGCTTCTGCTGCTTTGCTTGAAAAAGAGCGTGAGCATCAGCAACTAATCTCTTACCTACAGCGCCGTGTGCAGGAAGAACAGGAATCAATCATTCCTGAACTTCTTGACCTCGTTGCTGGAAATACGGTAGAAGAAATTGAAACCTCAATCAGCGTACTTCGTGAACGAAGTTCTGCTATTCTGGAATCAATCCAACAAGCGTCTTCGCAACAGCGTGGAAACTTGAGGGGGGCGCTGGTAACAGCACCCGCCGTTGGGCCAATGGAAACTCAATCGGAGCAGCAAACGTTGACAGCGGAAGATATCCGCAATATGTCCATGGAACAGTACCAAAAAATGCGTGACAGGCTCTTAAACGCACGTTCTTCTAGGGGTCGTTTCTAACATGGTGTTAGAAACTCTAGTAGAATTTACATACAACCAATAACCCTTTCCTAACGGAGGAAAAAACACATGGCATATCCAGGCCCAGCAGGTGGTTCTATCACTGGTGCAGACCTCTCGTCAATCACGACGACTGGCTACTCAAGTGATTCAACACTTTCACCTGCAATTCAAACAATCTGGTCCAAGGAAATCTTGTTCCAGGCAATGCCCGTTCTGCGCTTTGAGCAGTTCGCAGTAAAGAAGACCGAACTTGGTGTTATGCCAGGTTTGACCATCAACTTCATGCGTTACAACAACCTTGATGTTGCTGCAAACGGTTCAGAACTTGTTGAAGGTGTCCGTATGGACCCAACAGCATTGTCGGCATCGCAAATCCAAATCACAGTGAAGGAACAGGGTAAGTCGGTTGCAGTAACTGAACTTCTCTTGAACGCTTCGTTTGACGACGTTATGGCATCGTCAAGCCGTTTGCTTGGTCGTCACATGGCACAGTCCATGGACGTACAGGCACGCAACACCTTGTACGCCGCAGGCGTTCCATTCGGTGGCGGTGCAGCAGTTGCTCCATCGGTAGTGTTTGGTCGCAAGACCAACGGTTCTACCCGTGGTTCAATCGCTCCTTACGAGTACTCGGCAGCAGGTTCGGCTTCGGCTCCTGGCTACCTCTCACCAGCAACCATTAAGGATGCTGTTGAAGTACTTGCAGGTCAGAACATCCCACGCCTTGGCGACACCTACGTTTGCTTCGTTCACCCATCACAGAGCCGTTCGCTCCGTGACTGGCCTGAATTCATTGAAGTAACGAAGTATGCCGCTCCTGGCAACTTCATGCTCGGTGAAATTGGTCGCATCTACGACGTAGTATTCATTGAAACCACCCAAGTACTTAAGGGCGGTACGAACATTGTTGACTTGGCTCCAGGAACCAGCGGTTACCAGGACCCAACAGCAACCTCGTACAGCGCAATTATGATTGGTGACAACGCATTTGGTCAGGCAATTGCCTTGCCAGTTGAACTCCGTGACGGTGGCGTCATTGACTTTGGTCGTGAGCATGGTCTTGCTTGGTACGCAATCTGGGGCTTCGGCGTAATTACCGCAGAATCCCGTGTGATTTTGAACACCAAGGGTGGAGCAATTAACGACACCTTCTAATCTTTAGAGGTTAGAATCAAGGGGCGATGGTGGTGTAAACTACCATCGCCCCTTTAGTATTACACGTACAACACTAGGAGAAAACATGACAAAGAAAACTAATCAATTTGCTGAACCAATTGAAGAAGCAGAAGAAATTGCAGTGCCTGTTCCTGAAAAAGGAAGCGACCTTAAGCAAGCACGTATCAAGGGAACTTGGAACATGTACTGGGGTGGCAAAGTGTATAATTTTGTGGATGGTAAAACGTTTAACATTCCACAAGAATTGTTTGACCATCTGAAGAATTACGGAAACATCTACGACACTCTGTAAGGAGTAACATGCCTGGGTTTACAATTCCCAACGCACCAGATACAGATAAATCTGGTTTAGACCAATCAGAACCAGACCGTCTTGATTTTGAGGTTCTTGGAAACCGTCGTAAAGGAATTGTTACTGGTTGTGCAGTAACGGCATCATCAGGTAGCACTGTTTCAGTTTCGTCTGGAACGGCCTACCTGAATGATGCTTTTTACGCTGTCTCTGCTAACGCTGCTTTGGCTTTAACTGCGGCTCCATCTACTGGAAACCGCTTTGACTTAGTAGTTGCTAGGTTGGCTACTGGAACAGTTACCGTTACTTTTATCACTGGTACCGCAAGCACAACCAACCCAACTTTCCCAACAATTACCGACAACGATGTGGTTCTTGCTGCCATCTACCGAAGGACAAGTCAATCAATCGTGTCAAATGACATTATTGATAAAAGAACATTTGTTCCTTCGCAAACAACCCTTTCAATTGTAAATGCCGACGTAAGCGCTTCAGCCGCAATTGCTTACAGCAAACTGAATCTTGCAAGCAGTATTACTTCAGCAGACATTGTTAATGGAACTATTGCTACAGCAGATATTGCTGATAGTGCTATTACCACTGGAAAACTTGCTACTGGTGCAGCACAGGCTGGGTTTAGGTCTGTAGCAAACCAACAAACTGGGACAACTTATACACTTGGATTAGGTGACTTAGGTGGAATGGTTGAACTTAGTAACACTTCTCCAATTACCGTCACAGTCCCCTTAAATAGTGCGGTTGCCTTTGCAATCGGTGACCGAATTGATTTACTACAAACCAATACAGGCCAAGTAACTATACAAGGCGCTTCTGGTGTCACAGTAACCTCAGAAAGCAGTAAGACTAAATTAAATGGTCGTTGGGCTGCTGCAACGCTAATCAAGCGTGATACTAACAGTTGGGTACTTATCGGAAATATTGTAGTGTGATATATGATTCCTGGAATCGTTTCTTCTTCAGGAGCAATAGGTCTTAACACTCCTACACTAAGTACTGCTTCAGGTGCTTATGGTGGCTTTACCTTTACTATCACTAATTACGATTCCACCGTTACCTATGTACTGAGTACAAACTCAGGAAGTATTTCACGAACAACCAACACAGTTACTGTGTCTGGTTTGTCTAACGGTTCGTCTGCTACTGCATCAGTTACTGCTACTAAAACTGGTTACCTAAACTCAACAACGGCAACTAGAACTGGTACCGCATACCCAACTTGTTCGTATGGTTCTTCATATACGACTACAGAAGGTGGTAACTGTGGTACTTGTGGAATATTTGGAGGTGGGCAACCATCGTCAATCTCTTGTTACGACATACTTCACTATGTAGCAAGCAACGCTCCATGTATGCAGGGAACTACAGTTATTACCAGTGAATGGACCTCTATTGGTGGTTGGTACACCTGTGGTGGTTCATGCTGTGCAACCTGTGGAACTCTTTGTTAGGCTTTAAACATGGAAGAACCTAGAGACATGTTAAACCGTCCATATAATGCTTATGCTTACGTGCTAGATGGCGAAGTAGTATGGATGCACAGAGTGGACACAGACATGGAAATGATTAACGCCATAATGTCGTCAGGCCCCACCATTGTGCCCGTTCCTGATGAAATTAAAGCAGACATCATGCAGGGATGGGTTTACGATAAAAAAACTGGTACCTTTAGCAACCCTGCATAACTTTAATAAGAATCAGGGTTATGAACCCTAGTACAATTGGACAGTGGAAGAACGACCAATCCCTAGACCATCTGGAACCGTAACGGATATTACCCGTATTCGTAGGACTATGACAAAACGACAAAGGGACGAACATCCAAGCGTCAATTTCCCAGAACAAGACACCCTTCCAGGAACCGACTCTAGAGGAGAAATTGTATGAGTACTCATAGTGAAGTGTTATCTGAGGTTGTTGAAATTGCCCGTAACTACCTTCGTGATTTCCCTAAGTTCTTTCAAACTGCTTTTGATATACAAACAAGAACATTTGAGTTAGGGCACCCTAACATTGATAAAGATTCTTTGTACATTGCCATATACACATCCAATACACCTGTTGAATTGGCTGCATCGGCTTTTAGCCTTGACCAAAGAAATGGCATTGTTCGGTTAAGTAGCACCCCTCCTGCCAATAGTCGCCTTATGGTTGAGGGTTACCATTATGAATGGGTACTCCCAAGTGATCTTGAGTTTTATGCTAAACATGCCATGGAAGCACATAGTCACAATCTTGATATTCCACTAGACCTTGCTACTCCAGCAGTTATTGACGTAGTAGGTATAGCAGCCCTTATAGAGGTCCTGTGGGCGCTTATGACGGAATATAGCCGTGATATTGACGTAATGACCTCAGAGTCTGTACACATTCCAGGAAGTCAACGCTACAATATGGTTCGCACCTTAATTGAAGGTTGGGAACAGGAGTACCGTAAACTGGCTAAGGCCCTCAATATTGGACCTGAACGTATTGAAATCATGAATCTTCGTCGTGTTTCTCGTACCACTAACCGCTACGTACCTATTTACAAAGCAAAAGAACTTGGTGACTATGGACCAATTGAGCGCATATTCCCAGACCAAGACAATCAACATATTAAGTATCAAGTAGAAGAACCATTGCGTGAGGATGTCTTTGTAGACGTAGACCCACCAATTGGTATTACCACGAATGCGTTTTACTGATGGATGTTCGTACTGAGGTAGGACTAATCCGAAAGCGTTATCGGGAGTACGCCCGTCACGTTGGTGAATCTATTATTTGGTACGAATTCTTACCGCTTGGTGCAGCCAGCGCAGGTTCAGAGTTTGATGACGTCTACGACGAAGGTGTATATGGAACAGGTGGACGTAAATATAAAACGGGAGTTGTTATCCCAGTCCTAATGATTACAGAAACTGAAGACCAAAAGCGTTCTATTCCTGAAGGTCGTCAACCTGTAGAAGTAACTAACTTTGTGGCATCCGTAGAAGAATTTCGTTCCGCAGGCGTTTCAGAACCATGGGAATATCGCAGACACTTGAACGACATGTTTTTATACGATGGAAGATACTTTACAGTAACTTCCTATAAGATTCGTGGTAGGGCTAAAGACGACATTGTGGTTGTGGTTGAAGGTCTAGAAGTCTACTATCAGCAAGAGTTTGTATTTGACCCAAACATGACATTTAATTCTATTTATAACCTTCCTTGGCCTTCCAGCCTTCCTAATCTTTGATAAACTTCATATAACCTTGATGAGCGTCAAGGGGTCACTTGCCTAGAGTTTGGAGCGTTATGAGCGATGCTATTGCGTATACCCCCCAATACTCTAAGGGCTTTATACAAGGTCTTCCTGACATTGTAAATTACGCTAAATTTCTTCAAAATGAGTTTCCAGAAGCGTTTGCAATTGCTTTACAAGAAACACTTAGGGAAGAACAATCAATGCTTCAAGAAGACGCTTATGATTCTACCGCTGGCTGGTCAAACCTAAGTAGTGCTCTTTCCGTAGATTTTGATACGGCTACTGAGTACATCGTACACGGTATTCCAGGAGATAAAAAAGAATCACGTAAGGCCACTGATTTGGAGTATGGAGTTCCAGGGCGAAATGCTCCAGCCCCACTAATCCGTTCTTTTGTAAAAGACCGTGAATTAGATTTGGGGGAAAGTGTGGCAAAAAGGATTGACAACATCCTTAAGGACAAGTACAAATGAGTCGTACTGGGTTTTTGCTCGCTGAAGACGAGGCTCTAAAGAAACTATTTAACGGCATGACCGTGTATGATGATAGGAATGCCGCTAGACCAGTACAAGTTTTCTTCCGTTACCCAGAAGGTGAAACCGAACGTGAATATCCTTTTATTACTATTGAGCATATTGATATTGTTCACGCTCGCAATCGCCAGCATTCTGAGAATACTATTTACTACCAAACTGACGGACTGGGAGCGTCCTCTGGACCAGACGCCATGTACTACTGGCCCAGTTACTCCACAAACTTTGACTTCATCACCAACAAAGACGACTACGCCTTATTAGAAGCAAACGAATTTGTTCCTGTAGACCTGCTTTACCAGATATCTACGTTTACAAGAACAGTATTGCATGACCGTCAATTGTCACAACAGATGCTAATTAGAACCCTTCCCTTTAGAAGGGGCTTCATTGAGATTCCTGCTGACAACACTATTCGCCGTTTAGACCTACTTGATTGGACTACGGCTGACCTTCTTGACCCTGAAGCAGGTTATCGCAAGCGTATTTTTCGTAAAGTTTATACAGTTCAGATGTCGGCTGAAATACCTTCATCTGTTCTTACAGGTGTTCGTAGTGTTCAAACTACGAATATTACTATCCAGAGCACACCGTCGGGCGCATTGCCCACCTAAAGCGGCTGAACACTATTTGAGGCATAATGGTAAGCAAACACTTTCAAGCAAAGTATCTTTTTTCTAAGGAGCAATAATGCCAGCATATACACGACCAGGGGTTTACGTCACCGAAGGTCCTTTCTCAACAACGGCTGCTACTGGTGCGTCTACAGTTGCCGCTGCTTTTGTTGGGCCTGTTGCACGAGGACCAATCACTCCAACATTGGTAACTTCATGGACCGCTTACAAAGCGTTGTTTGGTGATTTGAGTTCATCTTACGAACTTCCTTACGCTGTCTACCATTACTTTGCTAATGGTGGTCGCAATGCGTACATTTCTCGTGTGTACAACGGAACTACTACAACTGCTGCATCAACTGCATTTGTAAACGTTACAGGAACTGTTAACGGTGGTTCATCAACTACTGTATTTAAACTTTCAGCAGATAACCCAGGTGCTTGGGGCAATAGCCTAACCGCAACTGTTACTGCTGGTTTGGTAACAGGAAATACACCAACGTTTACATTAACTATTCTTCTTTCTGGCGTAGAAGTTGAACGATGGTCAGAACTTAGTTTAGACCCTGCTTCTAATCGTTTTGTATCTACCATTGTTAACAACTACTCCACATACGTATCTGTTTCTGCTGTTGCTGTATACACATCTAGTTATACGTTGGCAACTGTAACTGCCAGTGCCTTTGCAAGTGGTAGTGATGGAACTGCTGCAAACGGAACTGAAACTAGCACTCAGTGGTCTAACGCAGTAAGTCGTTTGGACCTTGTAAGCCAAGAATTAGTTCTTAACCTTCCAGGAATGACTACTGCTGCAATTGTTAACTCCACTTTGAGTTATGCAGAAGGTCGTGGTGACGTTTTTGTAGTAATTGACCCAGCAACAGTAACTTCTGGTGCCGATGCTTTGACCGCAGTGTCTGGTTATAACACTTCGTCTTATGGCGCTGTGTACTATCCAAAACTTATGATGGTTGACCCAGCAAAAACTGGAACCGCATCTATTCGTTCAACTTTTCCAGGTGGTGCAATCCTTGGTTTGTACAGCCGTGTAGAAACTGAAAGAACGGTAGCCAAGGCTCCTGCTGGGTACGCTTACGATGTCCGTGGAGCATTTGGTGTTGAAACCAAATTCACAGAAGCGGAAGAAGGTTCACTGTACTCAGGCCATGTAAACACCCTAAAGGCAATTGCAGGTAGTGGTGTAATTATCAATGGTGCTCGTACCTTGAAGAAAACAGACATTACAAAATTTGTACCAACTCGCCGTAGTCTCAACTACATTAAGGCTCAAAGCAAGTTGCTTACACAGTTTGCACTGTTTGAACCAAACAACGAACGACTTTGGACCAGTATCCAAAGCACCCTTTCAAAGTTCCTGTCGGCTTTCTGGGCTGCTGGTGGACTCAAGGGACGTACTACATCGGAAGCGTTCTACATTATTTGTGATTCGTCAAACAACACGCAATCAAGTATTGAAAATGGAGAAGTCCGAATTGAAGTAGGTGTTGCTTTGCAAACGCCTGCTGAATTTATCGTAATCAACGTAACACAGTTCACAGGTGGCACTTCAGCCGCTGAGAATGTGTAAGGAGAAGCCATGGCTTTAGCAACACGCACAGACCCACTACGCAACTTTAAGTTCCTTATTCAGATTGTTCCAAGCAGTGGTCTTCAGACCCATGCACCGAACCTTCCAAAATTGGGCTTTATGGAAATGAGTGGCCTCAGTGTCACCAATGAACTGATTGCTTACCGTGAAGGTGGAATGAATACCCACCCACACAAGATGGTAGGTCAGTCAGACTTCCCACCTGTTTCATTCTCACGTGGCGTATTTGCTACCGAAGGTGGAACTGCTGGAGATGGAGACAAAGGTCTATGGAACTGGCAAACCTTTATTCACGCTTGGCAACAGGGCGTCCCTACAGGTAGTGCTGGATTGGCTCAGTCCAATGGCGACAGTGACTACCGTTGTGACATCATTGTAAAAGTTTACGACCACCCATACACACGAACTGGTACATCGTATCTAGATAGTGACGTTGTTGGTGAAGGTCAAAGCATCAAGCCAGGAAATGTTCGTTTGGCATTCAAACTGTTCAACACCTGGCCTGGCGTTTTTGCAATGAACGGATTGAACGCTGGAGACAACGGAATCCTCATTCAACAAATGACCCTCCACCACGAAGGTTTTTACATCGCTTGGAACCAATCAGAAATTGATAACATCGCAGCAATTCGCTGATACATTACATAAATAATAATTGTTAACTAGTAGGAGTAGTACATGAGTAAATCAATAGCGTCTGATGCCGAAGCAGTAAATCAAGCAATTCAAGACCCCGCACCTCAAATTGCAAGCCCTAAAAGTTTGCAAGTTGAGTTGTTGCGGGGATTCTTTGATGGAACTGAGTGGCAAACCAGTGCGTCAGTTAAAGAACTAACTGGAGTAGATGAAGAAGCACTTGCGGCTTTTGATATTCGCAATGGAGTTTCATATTCAGAATATATGACCCATTTGCTTAAGCGTTCAGTGGTAGACATTGGTGCTACCCGTGTTGAGGATAACCCAGCAATACTAGATAATCTTATTATCGGTGACCGTGACGTTTTGTTCCTAGGAACACTAAAAGCAACATATGGTCGTTACCGTGAGTTTGAATTGATTTGTCGGGAATGTGAAGGACACAACGACATTAAGATTGACCTTGAAGATGATTTTAAAGTAGACGAATCATCGGAAGATTTAAGGGTGCCTTTATCTGCAACGCTTCGTGACGGTACAGTTATCCAATTAAATTACCCTACTGGGGCAGACAGTCAATACGTATCTAAGAAGGCTAAAACAACGGCTGAACAAAACACATTAATGCTTGCTCGTTGTGCAGTACTCCCAGGAATGGACCGACCTCAAGCAGAGGTGTGGGCAAAGAATCTCAATCTGGCTGACCGTAACAAGTTGGTTAAGACGCTTCTTTCTGCACAGCCAGGACCTCGTATGGAGGAGGTGGAGACCCAATGCGCCCACTGTAATGCTAAACTTGTTCTAGCCTTAGATTGGGTCTCCCTTTTATTTGGCTAATTTGGTAAACGTTTATTGGGAATACGAAACGATTGCCTCTACGTATAGAGGTTTTGGTCTGGGGGATATCCAGACTATGACAGTTCGTCAGCGAGCATTTTGGGTATCCATGGCTCGTTGGAGAAACTCCTCTAAAGGATAACTATGGCAGAAGATTCCCTATTAGGTTTAGGCGCAGGAACACCCCCAGGTGGGGCATCTAGCGCTGTAGGTAGTTCTACTGTTAACTCACGCCTAAACGTTGATTTAAAGATTCTAAAAGGTCTTAATGATGAACTTAAGACCATGGGTACAACTGCCAAAAGCATTGAAAAGAACTTTGATTCTTTAATCAAAAAGACTAAAGAACTTACTAAAGAACTTCAAGCCGCTGGTAAGGCTGGACGAAATCTAAACGGAAACACGTCTAACTCATACATTCCTAAAAACGGCATGCCTCCAGCAGCCGATTTGCACTCACTGCAAAAACAACAACTAGGAATGTTCCAGCAATTCCAAGGTAGCCAAATTGCTATGGCTCAATCCCTTATGGGTGGAGCAGGCGGTATGGGAGGCGGTGGGGGCGGTGCTGGTGGCCCATGGGCAATGGTTGCCCAAAAGATTGTAGACGGTATACAAAAAGCAGGAGCAATGATTGATGCACGGGTTGACCGTGGTCGTCAGTATGCACTTCCAGCAGACCGTTTATCTGTACTACTACAGCAACAGAATGGTATCTCACAAAACCAGGTGATGAACCAAATGCGTATGCCATTGACCAATTACAGGTTGGGCGCTGGTGGTATTAATGAATTGCTTGCACTGCAATCACGCACTGGATTAAAAGCAAAT